GACGCGAGGGTGATGCTCGAATGTGCGTTTATGGTCACTCCTGGGACCATATCTGGAACAATCGTAATGTTTGAGGGACGAGTATCTGATGTCAAACCATCTAGTACAGCCATCCAACTGTCGGTGAAATCTGAGCTAGAGCGGCTCAACATTATGCAGCCGCATACGATTTTTTCTCCACAGTGCCAAAATTGCCTATATGATGATGCATGCGATGCGACATTGCAACTCGCCAATGGAGTTGTAGCCACTGGTACAACGTCAACCTCAATCGTGTCCAATATATCCGAGGATGACGGATTTTACGGTCTCGGAGTTGTGACTATGATTGATGGACCGGCTGCTGGTGCTACTCGCGCAGTGCGAGGATGGTCATCAAATATAGCGACATTGGTAACAGCATTGCCTGATACACCTACTGTTGGTGATCGGTTTACGATTTATCCTGGATGCGACCATAAATTTGAGACGTGCCAACTGAAATTTGGAAATGATGGCAATTATCGGGGGTTCCCGTTTGTCCCAAGGGCAGAAACTGCACGGTGATCCATGGATGATGAACTCGCACAACGTACGTGCGTCGTTGCTGAGGCTCGCACCTGGCTAGGGACTCCGTACCATCACATGGCCAGGGTCAAAGGCGCTGGTGTCGATTGTGGGCAGATCCTGGCTGCAGTATATGAGGCAGCAGGAGTCATAGGACATATTGATACCGGCGCATACCCGCATGATTGGCATATGCATAGATCTGATGAGATGTACCTCTCACGGATTGAGGAGATCGCCCGACGGATTGATGGCCCACCAAAACCGGGGGATATTTGCCTATTCAGGTTTGGCCGATGCATTAGCCACGGTGCAATTGTGATCGCATGGCCATGCATCCTGCACTCATATGTCGGTCGTGGTGTTATACTGGATGATGTAGTACCTGGCTCGGCATTGTCTGCTCGGCTCGTAGGATATTGGTCACCATGGGGGAGATGACATGGGTGGTATATTCGGAGGTGGTAATGATGTAAATACCAGTGCCGAGCGTTTGCTGTCCATCCAACTCCAGACATCTTCCTATGGTGGTGTGCTCCCAATCGTCTATGGTACGCAGCGAGTCAGTGCAAACCTCCTCGATTATACAGATTTTACCGCTACTCCGCACACAAATTCGCAGGATGTAGGAAAAGGTGGCGGCGGCGGATCTATTAGCAACACAACATATACATATACCGCGCTAATAATCATGGGTATATGTGAGACTGATGGATCCGCTACGCTAGGCAAAATTTGGCGCGACAAAGAGATCGGCGACGCAGAAAAATTCGGTTTTACCTTTTTGCAGGGCGGGCACCCTGCGACGCCATGGAGTTTCATGGTAAGTGCGCATCCTGATCATGCTATCGGTTACTCCGGTACGGCATATGTTGCGCACCCCGCCTGCCCGTTGACCAGTGGCGCGTCACTGCAAAATCACTCGTTTGAGATATCTGGTCTGAAGGCCATCGGGAGCGGCAACTATGATGCAAATATGGCCGAGGTACTCCCTGATTTTTGCACCAATACGATATACGGGTGCGGTATAGATGTGAAACGGATTGCCGATCTAACAGAATATGGCAAATATATCACGGCCTCTGGGTTCTGGGTATCACCATTGGTCAATGAGCAAAAATCGGGGCTCGATTGGATCAGAGAATGGCTGACAGCAACAAATTCAGAGGCTATCTGGGCGCAAGGCACCGAGGGGATGAGCCTCAAGGTAATACCGTATGCCGATATTGAGATAACTGGAAATGGGGCAACATTTACTCCTGATGTAGATATATGCTACGACATGAATGAGGATGATTTTATCGTCGATGGACCTGACGATGACCCGATAACCGTCGTTCGCAAAAATCTAGCAGACACGTACAACATTTGCCCGATTCAGTACCGAGACCGAGCAATCGAATATAACGACAATTCCGTTGACTCACCGGAGCAGGTAGACGTGGACGCATTCGGGGAGCGTGCGGGGCCTCCAACGGTGCTAAATTGCGTCACTACAGCAACGGTCGCGGGGACTATTAGCCGCGCACTTGCACAGCGGTCTGTATATTGCCGTAACGAGTATACATTCCGACTCGGCTGGAAATATTCACTCCTTGAGCCGATGGATTTTGTAACTCTAACCGATACAAAATTTGGGCTGGATCATCGTAGAGTTAGGATCAAATCCGTAGAGTGTGACGAGTATGGATTGCTGACAGTGACAGCGTGGGAATGGCCAATTGGCATCGGCACCCCGGCTGAGTATGATGGCGAGACTGCATCGGGTGGTGGTGATGACCCGATGGTCGATCCTGGTAATACGCATACTCCTATCATTTTTTCGGCACCTGTGCTATACCAGTCCGGGCCCGATCCGGAGATCATCATTGGTGCCAGTGGTGGCACACATTGGGGTGGATGCGAGGTTTGGGTATCCGATAACGATGCGGAATATGCCTATGCTGGGAGGATCACACAACCTGCTCGCACGGGGGTGCTAACGGATGATTTGGCAGAGTGGGAATCGTACTATTCTGTGATTGACACAGATCATACACTGTCTGTTGATATCAGCGAGAGTGGTTTATCGCTGCAATCCGTGCCCACATCCTCATGTATAAGTCTGCAATCATTGTGCGCGATTATAGACGGGGACCAAACAGAACTGCTAGCGTATCAGACAGCGACAGTCACCGGTCCTGGAGAATATGATTTGACTACGCTCCGCAGGGGAGCATATGGTACACCCAATACATCACATTCGGACGGGATGAAATTTTTGCGTGTTGATGGTGCCTGTATCAGGGTCATTACCAATAGCAATTACATAGATCAATCTGTATATATTAAGGTACCGGCATACAATACTCATGGGAATGCGATGCAATCGCTAGCAGATTGCGATCCATATCTATTTATCCCGACCGCACCGTCTATACCATCCCCAAACTCTGTATCTCTGGATATATTACCGGATGCACCAACACCACCAACAAACACCTATTGGCCCGCGTCGGAAAACTGGAACAGTGGATTTGATATAAATGCAGGTGTGCCAGTTGGATACCAGCGCGAATGGGCTATGGTCACATGGGGATATCAGGTATGCCATACATCGCCTGATCTATTCCGTGTCATCATATACACTGGGGATGACCCATCGGATACCTCAACATGGATAACGCGTGTTATCGATGTTCCTGGTAATTTCAGGGGTGTCGTGCTAAACCTGGCGGTTCCGATGGATATATCATCCGTGAATGCATCAGTCATGACGTATTTTACATAGTAGGGGAAAATGGCCAACACATCCGCTTGGGTATCTAGTACTACACCGGGAGCATTAGTCGCGTCCGCAACATATGTTGCTGTGTCTGGACCCACTGGCGTATTGAGTCATCAGGCGCTGAGCAATATACAGCAGGCCGGGAGCGGGATAACATCAGGACACATCAGTGCGGATGCGCAGACGATCTACGGGGCAAAGTCCTTTGATGCGGCAATAAACGCACCTAACCTGCTGGCAACGGGTACGCTCAACACTGGTGATCAGACGATAACCCTCACAGGAGATGCAACCGGGTCAGGTACGGGATCATTCGGTGTAGAGGTTTCTGGATTGCTTGGAGTTGCGCTCCCATCCACAATTGGCACAACAGGAGTGTTGTCATGGTCTGGTAATGATTGGGAATTTGCGCTGCAAAATACATCGACCCTTGCAAAAATTACAGAGTCAGGTGGAGATCCGCTGTGGAATGGGTATGCCTGGCCTGGTGGTGGTGGTGGTGGGACGGATGTCGTATTTTCTCCCGTCGATTGGATGGTAGTACATGGTGCTGCGGAGGGGAGCGGCGGGTATACCGTTGGTATAGAGTTCATCGTTGCTGGAGGTGGACCTGATGAGATAACAGGAGTTAGATTCAAGGCATACTCTGGCAGGTCATATACCGTGTCCATATGGGATGTCGCATCTAGTACAAGAGTAGCGACTGCATCGAGTGGCACTATCGGATCGGATTGTGTCGAGACAGTCCTGTTTTCATCGCCATTTTCGCTGACGGCATACAAAAAATATGCTGCAACTGCGTATTGTTCTAGCAATTACACAAAATCAGCAATCACAACCCCGTCAACCATTATGATGTGCCCGTGGATATCTGTATCATCCATGAGCAGATACGGCAGCGGTGACAATTGCCCATCATCAACAGAAACGACGGAGATGTTCCCGGTAGAGCCATATTTTGCGTAAGTGAGGTATATTATGGGTTTATTTGATTTACCAGTTAGCCTGCCAGGCGTTGACATGGCGATCACGCGAGCGGAGCTACATGACACGCAGATACTGACCAGCGCCTCTGGCCATGAGTTGCGATCACAATGGTATGGGACGCCACGATATAGATATACTGTCAAATTCAATTTTTTGAGGCAATTAGGAAGCCTGCAAAACACAACGGACGAGGCTGCAGCACTCATAGATTTTTTCCAGGCACGCGCTGGTAAATTGTCACATTTCAATTTTTCAGACCCTTACGATGGTACAACCGTAATCGCTAGATTTGATGCAGATAGCCTGTGTTGCGAACAGGTGTTACCCGGTATATGGTCTGCGTCCTGCGATCTCATAACTGTTAATGACGCGATGAGATACACTATCACATCGACAACGAATGAGTATGGGACAATATCTCCGCTTGGGACTCTATACTATATTCCCACTGATGAGCAGACCTTCACTATGTCGGCATTACCTGGTGCTGAGATGCTAAACGTATCGGTTGATGATATTGACGTTGGGTATCCTGACACATATATGTTTAGTGATATACGCGCTGATCATACAATAGATGCATACTATACACCGGTTTTGGCTCCTACACCTAGCCCCGTATATTTAGCCAATTGTATGGCGATATCGGGCAAAAATGGATATATATATGTATTCGGTGGAGGATACGTCACACCAACCTCCAACGCGTATAAGTGGAATAGAGGTAGTGTTTGGACGCAACTGGCAGACATGCCTCGCGCTAGATGCTCGTTTTGGTCCACAAAACCCGTTAAATTGATGTTCAATGAAACTGAAACTAAAATTTTTATTATCGGCTGCGAATCCGGATCTGCTGCTGCATCATGTATAGATATATATGATATAGCCACTGATACATGGGACACTTGGTCATCCACTGGGACCGCGCTGTATTTGTATGGTGATGCATGGATAGTAGGACATGGTAGCAATAGATATGGCTCATGGCCTGGTACGAGTAACAATCTATGGAGTATCTATACGCAACCACCGCACATATATAATATGCCGGACGGTGGTTTTTTTGCTGCAGTGGCGGATAATTCCGCTATAGGAGTATATTATACAGGCGATATAGATGGGGAACCTGCTGCAATCGGTTCGCCGTGTTACATGTTTATACGTGTGAACCCGGATGGAGCGTATAAGTATGTACCAGGTATATACGCAGGTGATGGAGCCGGGTTTATATATGGTTTATTACCACAAATGACAATCGTTACGCAACACACATGCATAGATTATACAACTACTGAGAACTGGAAAATGCGTGGGAAGGATATACAACTACCAAGCGGTAAAATATTGATATTTGTGGACAATGACCATTCTGGCGGATCAAACACTAAATGCCTATTATATAATCCTGATACTAATACATTTAAAGTGCTAAACCTGAGTCCAGAAATACCGACATTGAGTATCAATTGGTCCGGTAGCCAGGTGGTAGCTAGGGATGGATGGCTATATATAACGTACTACATGGCGGACAACTCAGCATCATTTATGCGTGTATATATAGATGATGTTGATACAAATACCGAGGGATGGTACGGCACGACATTTTTTGGGTCGGCGGGCACTATCGATCAACCAGGCATCTGCCAGCATCAGCCGTTTATCTCAGAGCATCTACCGACAGAGGTCCTAGAGGATCTCCCCTATGGGGCAACTGGTGGGCCGGGGAAAATGGTACTATTAGGTAGTGGGAAATTGATGGCCATGCTAACAGATGGGTGCCATGTGTACGATCCAACAACTGATACCTGGGGTGCTGCGATCACCCCGTCATATGCTGGAGGCGCTGACTATGCGCAAAATGCCGGGACAGGATGTGAAGTCGTTGGGTCCCGGTGGTATTTTTTGGGTAGTGTGAGCCCATCTGAGGCACCATACTCTACACCGACACTGTTTAGGGGGCCAAAATGACGAGCGAAACCGAAAATTTAGTCAGACTACTGACGATTTTCATGGAAGATGTGAAGAAAGAACTACACTCTGTCAACGGGAAACTTGACCAGATTACGGAGGACAGGCGGCGCGAAGCCCGTGAGACGGGACAGTTCGAAATCAGGATTTCTGGGATCGAGGAGCGTGAGCGAGAACACCGTGAAATCGTGAAATCGTACCGGATGGTGGCGGCTGGGTCAGTGATGGCTTCCGTGATGGCGATAGGTGTAGTTCTTGTAAAACTAATAATGGTTCATCCTGAAACCATGAAATGAGGTGACACATGGCAACACAGCTAACGCCGCATTTCAGCCTTGAGGAGCTAACGACAAACGGTACACATCCTGAAATCAAGAACGAATTGCCTTTATGTTACCATGACGCAATTTTGAAACTCGCCAAAAAGCTGGAGGAGGCGCGGGCAATCCTGGACGGAGCACAGATCCGGGTGACTTACGGGTACCGTGGCCACGAGCTCAACAAAGCATGCGGCGGATCATCCACGTCTGCACATTGCGAGGCTGCGGCGGCTGATATCGCTCCGGCTGGGTGGCAGTTCCGCGCCGCGTGGGAAGCCTTGATTGCAGACAAGTATTTCATGGTAGGCATCGATCAGCTGATTCTCGAACGAGGGTGTATTCACGTCGGTCTACCATTGGCACGAAGACAATATATGCCAAGACATGAGATTAGGACTGATGCGAATCATGACGGAGTGCGAGTCTATCCACTCTACGGGATATGGACACCGAGCGGCGTGCAGAAATGAGCGGGCTATTCGGGAGATTGATCAACACAACAGACCCAACGAGAGATGTAAAGCTTGCGGCTTTTGGTGCTGCAAACCTGGCGTCTATCACCTGGCTCACGACAGATTTATTTCGCCATGGGCTTACCTCTCAGTGGGTTGAAGCGTATCTTGTGTACATGGCATCCGCAAGTCTGGGCGGTGCGGCCTGGGCGGCGGTTGAAAAGATACGAGGAGGGGATGGTGTTGCACCGACCGGGGCGAAACAGGGAGCTGAAGACAAAGAAGGGGAACAACCATGATCCCCATCAATCGCATAGCATATCTGTTGGGCGCGGTTGCAATCTTCGCGGCGGGGCTGATGTCGGGCTGGGCGATCTACCGACCGAGGATTGCTGCGAATCAACAATTGATTTATCACCCAGAGCTCATGCAGGTGGATGGGAGCCGCGTCCTAGAATCAAAGCCAGACCCGAACGCGAAACCACAGCACCAGATTCCAGCCGGGGCGAAGGTCGAGCGCGTCGTGTCGGTGCAGGTGCGGCCCCGGTCCATTCCAGCCGTGGGACATCCCCAAACATCTGCAGAATCCCGCCCGGTGCAGGAAGGCCGCACCCTGGATTCTGGAGAGGGCCGGAAGACGATACCTTGTCCTCCGGTTACGGTAGACCTAAGCCTAGTCAGGATGAAGGATCAGACACAGAGAGTGATCGCGTCGAGTCCTGACGGTGATATCGTGGGTGGCCTGGATATCCCCGTGGAACAGCCAAAGGTGCAACCAGATCCCAAATGGATAGCCTCTGGCCTGGTCGGTTATGACGTGCGCCAAAAATGCAAGGTTTATGGGGGGATGGTGAGCAGGCATGCTGGGCCTTTTGTTGTGCATGCTGGGGTTATTGGTCAGACTGGGTTTGTAGGGGTAGGGATCAGGTTCTAAAAAATATTTCGCGTCACCCCTTGCGCCACATCAGAATCGACCAAAACTTATGTGCATCAGGAGGGGCATAAGATGGCCAAGTCAAAAGATGACATGCTTAGGTTTGCAGCAGTTGCATCAGGGCTTGCCAATTATGATATCCCGTCAAGCCATACACACAGATTGGCAAGAGTATGGAAACATGCATATCTGCATATGGTGGAATGGGAAAAGGAGTCGGGCCATGAGTGAGCAGACAGACCGTATTGACAGGATGTTATATCGCGCAGCGATGGGGACTCAAAAGTGCTGCTGTGGTGCGGATATTGTAGTATCAGACGAAACCTCTACGGCAGGAAAGGTCAAAACAGATTGTCCACGATGCGGGTGTTTGATTGAAACTGACGACAGGATGGTATGGCATTGATTTTCCGGGGAACCGGATTGGCCCGAGTTACGGCAGAGGCGACGCTCTTACTTGATCTACTCCCCCGGATAGGGACAGAGACGATCAATGGATTTGCCGAGACGCCCTTCGGGGCGTTTTTTTATGTGTAGAATTATGTCAAATTAAATGAATATTATTGTTATTGTTTTTAACCAGAATTGGAAGCGCATTGGATTCGTCGAGGCGCTTCATGTCTGCGGCAATTCGTGCCTCGCGCCGTTTCCTCCGTTTCATTTGTATGATATGCCTAATTTGGCTGGGTCTCAATGGTGCCTTTCCTATCTTCTTGCGTCCCAAGCGATCTCGTTTTCTGCGTGCCATGTAATTTATCCTTTTATTGATTTGCTTGCTGTTTGCGCTGATTCTGGATGGTGAGCCTGAGTGGATACACTTCTCCAGCGTCCCCGTCAATTCGGGAACGCGGGGTTTAATGATGAACGATTCCGGCGTGGAGCCGCCTTCGTTTCAACACTTCAGATCTGAGGCTTCGCGAAACCCTTTCGCATTCGGGTCCACTCGGCTGCCCGGTCACTATGTCCAGCCTGTATCCTCAGTCCCCTGGAGCACGTGCCCCAATTCGTGACGCTCATTCGCAAGCCGTATCTGACAACTCGCGAACTTCACCAGCGCTCCTGCCCACTGCCATTCAAGGCGAGCAAGAAAGCCGATGCCCAACCTGACTCGGTTGGTGTTCGGGATTGATTCGACTACGTCGTGTAAGTCCGTAGTCAAAACGAGAGTTAGATGACCTGCCTCACTCTTCATGCGGGCAAGAGCCCCCATCTCAAGGGACCTACTGAACCATGACCCGTTTTCTCTCGGTGGTCCAGCACCTGACACAATGGTAGGAGCATTCTTCCCCTTGTCAAGACAAAAAAAGAGGGGATGATTACACATCATCCCCATTTGCCCCGATGCGTCTGGACACGCTTCCTGGGTGCGAGACAAATCTACATCGGATTCGAATTGCCGTCAAGTCAATTAAGATAACATTTCGCCCCAGAGATGGCAAGTCTCCAGGGCGAAAGCACATCGGGCGCGATCATCGGGTGGTAAGTCCAGATCCAGCACCTGACACAATGGTAGGAGCATTCTTCCCCATGTCAAGACAAAAAAAAGAGGGGATGATCTGCGCCCTCCACGAACCCTCGCGAGACCTCCACGAACACTTTCAGCGGTCGCTAAGCGAGTCGCTAAGCGAGTCGCTAAGCGAGTCGCTAAGCGAGTCGCTAAGCGAGTCGCTAAGCGATCCAGTCAAAAACATGGATCTGTTGCTTTTACTGGCACTTATGTATTGCCTATCGCTATTTGATGCGGACATAATCCGCACATAATAACCGTATTATGTTCGTGTCACCCGAGAGTGACAAGAGGATGATACTGACATAATCCCACTGCAAAAAAAATATTTTTTGGCACAAAAATAGCGCACCTTGCAACAAACGTTGCGTGTGCGATCATTGGCTATCGATCCTTGACAACGGCAGCGACTCCGGACCAGAAGCCGGTATAACTGCCACACGACAAACCTAGAACAGGAGGACACATGGCGACAGACGCCGAACGAAAGGCCGCATGGCTAGATAAGAAGGTGCACAGCATCGGCGGGACAGACGCGGCTGCGATCCTTGGCCTAAATAGGTATCGAAGTCCGATACAGGTATGGCTTGAGAAGAAAGGCTTGGTCGATACTGTCCAAGAAAACGACGCGATGCGCTGGGGGAAAAAATTGGAACGTCCCATACTGGAAGCGTACAGCGACATGGTGGGGCATCCAGTAACCTTTGCGGATCCTTACGAGTTCATTCAAAGCAAACATCTACCGGTGCTTGGGTGCAGCCTTGATGCACGATGGCAAGACTGCGACCATCGCCCGGTGGATGCAAAAAACACTAGGCAGAGAACATCGGATTGGGGGGACCCTGGTAGCGATGTTTTCCCGGTCCACTACCAGATCCAGCTGTGCGTACAGATGCACGTCACTGATACGCCAATGGCTGACCTTGCGGTGCTTTTCAGCGGGTCAGATCTACAGCAATACACGATCCACAGGGATATGGATCTAGAATCAGCGATGCTTGAACGATTACATGTTTGGTGGCAACGACACATTGTTGAAGGCATCCAGCCGGACGCAGACGGCAGTGATAGCTGCACAAAATACATACGCAAGCGTTTTGCACGATCAACCGAGAAGGTGGCCGATGCCACGCCGGAGGTTATCGATTGGGTTCGTAGACGGAAAGAAGCTGTGGAATTGATAAAGGTCCATGAAGAAGTCAAGGCGGAGATGGAAAATCTGATCTGTGCCTACCTCGGAGACGCCGAGGAAATTCCTGGTGTGTTGAGCTGGAAAAATAACAAAGATTCTTCCAAGACTGACGAGAAATCTTACATCGTCGAGCTAGAGGCTCATCTACTGAAGGCCGGGTTCACGGCTGAACAGATCAAGGGCTTTCGCACTGCATACACAATACAAACCAAAGGGGCAAGAGTGCTCCGTTTTCAGAGGTAGCCAATGGCTGATGAGCTCAGAACCCAACTCAACAACGTGAAACAGCTCCTGGATGCGAGCAAGGGCGCTATCGCATCACGTCTCCCACGCCACCTAAGCGCGGACAGGATGCTCAAGGTAGCACTTACCAGCGTCAACAAAACACCGGCTCTGCTGGGATGCACAAAGGAAAGCTTGCTCCAGTCGGTCATGATGGCGGCTGAACTTGGTCTTGAACCTGGGGGGATGCTTGGAGAAGGATATTTGATACCTTATGGGAAGATCTGCCAATTCATTCCTGGATATCGTGGGTTGATTTCTTTGGCCCGCAGATCTGGGCAAATCATCAGCCTGGAGGCCCACATTGTCCACGAGCGGGACAAATTCACGTACGAGCTTGGCCTTGAATCGAAGTTGGTTCATATACCAAACATTGATGAGGAAGACCTTGGGCCAGTGAAATTCGTCTATGCAGTCGCAAAATTGTCTGGTGGTGGCGTACAGTTCGAGGTGATGAGCAAAGCACAGGTCGATTCCATCCGACGGCGTAGCAAGTCCGGTAG